GCTCAGAATCTCACTGAGCGTATCCCGCCAGGTGAAACTCATTTGATCAAGTGATGTCTGGGCTAGATCCTTAGCACGGCCCGCCGCTTGGGATGCATCTGTCGGCTCGAATCTCCACGTCACTTGCCGGATCATAAGATCAATCAGGGTGAGCAGCGACCCCACCATCGCATCATTGTCCCGCATCTCACGGTAAACCTTAATGCCCTGCGTTCCCTGCAATTGTCGTAGGAATTCATCGGCAACTACACCACCCCAACTCGGCAACCCCGTCGAACCAAGCTCAGCTTCCAGCACCCGCACCCGCTGTTTCAATACATCCATCTTGTTACCTCCGCTGAATCTGGACTCATCGTCTCACAGTTATTCATCTAAATCAATTCTCATCTATAGAATGTAGGCCATGCCGTGCGTTCTGCTGGATGCCCCAAGTAAATCCGGCCAAGGGAAGTATCTGTAACACACGCGCCCACCGGCGGTGCCCACGCTGTTCCAGCCGGTAAGCTATATAGTTGACCACCAGAAGCATAGCGGCCCCTTGCGCGTATATCCGCGGGCGTGACGGCCGCCGAGGGAGAAAGGGATTGTATTCACGCCAGGTCGGGTCCTGCCTTATGCGGTATCGCGTCAGCTCAACATCCGCCATCCCGGTAGCAGCCTGTTCAACAACCAGCGCCCAGAATTCTCTACCAACCTTGGCTCGGACGCTGACCGGCGGACGCTGGATCGCCCACTGCGTCAGGAATTCAGAGGGAGAAACCCTAGCCCTCGCTTGCGGCGCTTCCTGCCCGAAAGCTATCCAGCATTGCCAGAAGCCAAGTATGAGTAGTGCCAATGTTCCCCAAATAATCAGCCGGATTATCCGGCTGAACCAATCCGGCCTATTGAGTTCGGCTCTACGCCGGGCGCGAAGTTCATTCAGCTTAGCTGGGTCGAGTCTTATCACGATCTTTCTTGCCCCCTGGAGCTCAACGACGGATCCTCCTTTACCTCAACGAAGTCCAGTACGCTTTCTGCGGCAGCGCCGTAGGCACCGCCAAAACCGGCCGGGAGCCGCTGCGAAACTGGTTGATCATTTGACTCATGGCGTCCGCCCGATCCCATAACCCGGACTTTTCACTCTGACATTTACAGACCTCATCGATAAAATCGTTTACCCACCCGTAACCCGGCATCTCGGGGTCGGGAAGGTAAACGTTTCCCGCCTCGATGTCGCGGCTCGCGGCGCTGAGCCGTGCCGCCTTGCTGTCCTTGGCCCGCACCGGTATCAATCTCGGCACCACGTGACGCAATTGCGCAATGACCGCCGGACCGTTGGCCGCATCTTCTACCCAGCGGGCTCCATCCTGCGGAAAATCCTTGTCCCACTCTTTCATTTTCCGGCAGGTGCCGGGAAAATCCAGATGCTCGTGCACTTCTCCGAGTAGATATTTGTTGGCACCTTTCTTGCGCCAACGCTGACCCGCCACGTAACTATTGTCCGTGTTCGCCTTAAATGCCATATCCCAAGTCTGAATATCTTCCTCTCTTTCAGTTGGCAAGGTCGGCTTGATGCCTTGCGGGTCAGGACACCAATCAAGGCGGTAGAAACGAAACCAACTGCGCTTGACTATTCCACCGCCAATCGGAGAGGGCGACTGCTGGTACTGGCTATCGTAGCCCCGCCGGCCCAGCAGCGGTATTTGGGCGTGGAGTTTTTCGAGCGACCAGTAATCACCGTGGAGCGGCTCACCCATTTCTCGAATGACGGTTTTCTTCGAGCGCGGAAAAACGTAGGTACGGCGGGCTCTTGCTTCGGCCTCCAGCAGAATGTGCGTCCACCGCCCAGGCTCATTCTTCAGTAGCCAATTACTGAGGTCCTTCTCATTGAGCTGCTGGCAGATGACTACGATGCAGGCCGTCTCCGGGTCGTTGACGCACTGCGGAACGTTGACGCGGTAGGCATGTACATTAGTTTCAATAGCCGCGTCATTGTCCATGTCATCGCGGCTGTGCGGATCATCCACTACGAGCAGAGCTGCACCATGCCCCGTAATCGAGCCGCTCAAAGGTGCCGAATACATGAGCCCGGTGTGGTTATTCTCAAACTGCGTCTTCATGTTGACATCGCCGCGCAGCTTGAACCTATACCCCCAACGCTCTTGAAACCATCGACTTTGAATGAGGTCGCGCCGCTTGAGGGAATGTTCCGTTGCTAAATTGGCATCATAACTAAGATACATATAGCGCAACGCCGGCTGTCCGATCCAACTCCACACCGGCCAGCTGATCGTCGCGCAATGAGACTTCGAATGGCGTGGCGGTTCGTTTATGAGAAGCCGTTTGATCTCCCCTGCCGTCACCGCCTCCAGATATTCGCACAAATAACCGATGTGCCAGTTATCCTTAAATGGCGTTATCGGTTCTAGCGTGGGCCAAGCTCGCATCATGAACTCGTGTAGGCTCTTCTCGCCGATACGGGCCTCAGCGAGAGCGTGCTCCTCCTCCTCGCTGGGGGCCAGGATACGGCCGACCTCGGCCCGGACATCATCGATTGATAGAGTTGAGACTCGCTTCATGCAATCGGCTTAAACAAGTTTGGCTGCGCTTCGGCCAGAGCGATGAGATCTTCCGGAGCCTTCATTCTTGAACGCATCAATGCGGGCCGCGCCCATAACCTCTGGAATCTTCTCCACCGCTGGTCATACTTGCCCTCTCGGTCTCGATAGAGCATTGCCATTGGCAAATACCCTAATGCCCATGTTTGGCGCAACCTTTCATCAGCCATTTCCAGCGTGTCCTTTGGATAACCGATAAGGACATACGCCCGTGCTTGACTTCTGGCGTCTTTTCTAAATCCAGCTTCCCAAAGTAAATCAGCAGATGCCTGCAATGGTTCCCAATCATCTGGTGTATCGTAGGCAAAGAACATCTGTGCTGGCTTCAAATCGAAAAGTGCCGAAGCGCTCCAGTGTTCCAGGCGAGCGGCCTCTAACCCTCCGGTAAATTCGACTCTGTTCTTTTGGGTTTTGAGCATCATGAAAACACGCTCAATATGTTCCCGAGAGCAGGCAAGAAGGTTGTCATCGAGAACATTCCAACCCTCAGTTATGGGAAGCTCTCGCACGTTACCGTCTCTCTTCCACACGGAGCAAAACCAGCATCGGTTAGGGCACCCGCGAGAGGTAATAACATACCCCCGCTTTACATACATCCCAGGATGGAAGTCCTCTCCTTTGGTTCCCACGGCTGGACCGCCGATTATCACCGGACCTATTCGTTCCCATGCCGCTGCAAGTCTTTTTGCTTCGGGGATGTCCCAGCTAAACGCAACGCTTATATGCACGGCGTCGATCTTTGGGAGAAAAAGCGGAGGATCCCCGACGAACGCAAGCGCGTCATCTGGAGTAGCCTTTGTTCGGTGCGGGAAAACCCGTGCCACCGTGCAGCAGTCATACGGCCCGAGTTTGCGCCCGCAGCCTTCCATCTAATATCCCCGCTTCGCAAACAGCTCAGCCTCGACCCTGTTCCGCGGCTCCCGCCCATACTTTGCAAGGAAGTCAGCCTGCGTCTTGCGTGAGGTTCCCGGTGCCCATACATCGCTAGGCTTAGGCTCCGCCGATTGCACCACGGGCAACCTGGGGCCAAGGCTGGGCATTGTAGCAGCAACCACTGAAGGTTTCTGATTGGTCTTGACCGAGGCGTTCCATTTCACCGACCGGCACTCTCGGGTTGGACACCGCTTCGCGTTGGGATCTCCCATCCATTCATGGTGGCATTCATCGCAGTGGTTTACTTCGGCCATTTTCCTCATTGGTACATTGTACCATAATTACGTGGCGCACCGTACCAAATTGGCGCATTGTACCAGAACTACTAGGATGGCAGCACCTTAATTTCCAGCGCCGCCTCCTGGGGCTTGGCGATGCCGCCCCGCGTAGCCATTTCTTCAAACCGAGCATAGATAGCCCGGCACACTTTCAGGTCCGTTACGTTATCCTTCACCGCCTCGGCCATCCCCACGAATAGGCACATCACCCGTTCAATAGCAATCGCCCCGAGATAGTCCTGCTTGGCGATGGTTTCTACCACCCGGCGCTTGCCGTCAATCGTCTCTTGAATTTGGTCCCATACTTCGGCCGAGTCCACGCCCTGCGTCAGCGTCTCTTTCAGGCTTGCCCAGGCCTTCCCCATGCCCGGTCCGTCCTGCTTATCCCGACAAGCATCGAACTGCTGGCAGAAGCCCAGCGCGGCCTTCCAGCTTGATTCCGTGGGCTGATACCGCAGGCTTTTGATAAGGTCGGCAATCCGGGTTTCCAGTAATGAGGCTTCGTCGCGCAGATTCAAGAGCTGCGGGTTGCTCCGCGATTCCTCATAAGACGCGAGCAACCGCTCCGGCATACATTTCGAGTATCGACCGTTCCCAAAACTTGGGTTGGCCACCCCTTGCGGCGTCAGTCCTCCGTGAAGCCGGCAGCGCGTTCGCCCGCTTATGGGCCACTTCTGGCAGTACCGACCGGGCTTCTTTCGGAGATTAGCGCCGCATCTTCCTGGAATCGGCTTTTCTTCTGCACGGTCATCGGCTTTCAAAGCGGTCATTGTCTCTCCGGCTTACCTGTCCTTACCTTGCGCCATAATCTGCGTGCTATCTCAATCAAGCCAACCGCCAGGGCCGCCGACATCATAAAGTACAAAGTGAAAACCAGGTCTTCCATATTAGCTTTCCAGTTTATCAGACTTTGAAGATTGCATTCTTTACTTCCCTTGCCACCGCAGCCATCATCGGAGGCGGTACAGCATTCCCAAGTCTGGCCCATTGCTCTGCATAGCTTCCAGTCAAAATGAAGTCATCCGGGAACCCGCAGATGCGCAAAAGTTCGGCTATTGTGAACTTGCGCCTTTCAGTTCCCTGCCTGATTTCGGTGG